TCAAGCAGGACGTGTGGCGCGAAATCGCCCGGTCCTGGGTGCTAGACCTTCTTGAAAGACTTTCATACCGCCGTCACCGGAATCGCCGGGGCGGCGGTTGTTTGTATAACCCATAAGTTCGGGCGTGGTCAGATTCGGGTTAAGCAACGTTGCAACGTCGGTCCCCAGAAAGTCGGCGGCGGCCTGAGTCTCGTTGATTGTCCAAGTAATCTCGCTGCGAAGTTTCTTGGACACTGTTTGTGGCGCAATGCCAAGTGCGTGCGCTAAATCTTTCTTTTGGATATGGCGGGCGTTGACCATTAAGTTAACGTTCATTGCCACGATATCTTGTGCTTTTGCCCTTGCGGCTGGCTGTGTCATTGTTGCTGTCATAGCTACATAATACAACGACGTTTTACTTCTCTCGGCGTGTTGTGTTGATACACTCGATATTTATGTGATAACACTATCGTGTGGTTTTACTTCAGTCGTCAAAAGATACGTCAGAGAGGTTGTGGAATCTCATGCGCCAATGCTGTGTCACTCAAAGGGACACGGCTAGCGCTATTGGCATTTCACCTCAGCTGCTCGGCAACAAATTGCACGGCCGCGCTAACTACACGCTGCGCGACCTGAGCCGGTTGGCAGATTACTTCGACGTGTCAATTGACTATCTGACTGGTCGTTCTGACATTAAGCAGCCAATGGAGGTGAAGTGATGGAGATTGCGAATGAGCTAGATCTGTTGCCGAACGATATCGCCGTGTATGAGGACCATGGCGTCCCGCGCGCGTTCCGCGTGCTGTGCTGGACCGTCACGACCCCGGTTCAACCGGTGCTGTCGTGCGGCATGCCGGGGGAGCGTCGCGGGGCTAATGCCTATGACGTTCTCACGCCCGGCGAAATGGCGTTCGTCGGCGGTATCCGTCGCGGGGAGGCTCGGGACTGATGGCGGTTTTCACGAAGGAATCCCATAACCATTTCGATGTGGACACGTTCGGGGACGTGAACGAGGGTTTTTCGTTCGGTTTCAGCATCAGCGTGGACGGTGATTATTTCACGGTTTCGGGCATGTCCATGGCGGAACTGCTGGACATCAACAAGGCGATAGCCAGGGCAATCGGCGGCGTGCGCCGCCAGCTGAGAGGAGTGAGGGCATGACCCTGTACGAGAAGATTCTTTTCCTGCCGGCCGAAATCATGCTGCTGGTGTCGTCGCTGTCGTGGCGCACATGGCCGATAGCCGTGGGGGCCGTGGCGGTGATCGCGGTGACGGTGTTCTGCAGGACCGTGCGGTCCGACGGCAGTCCCGTGCGCGGCCCCGAACGCGGGGAGGCCGGCCGCTGATGTGTCACGCGAAGCTCAGGCAGACGGACGAGGGCGATTACACGTTCCTGACGGCATTGAGCCAGAACGGTGTCGTCAAGCTGCTGATACGGCCGCATCCCATCCGCCGTGACGGCACGGTGTGCGACAGACCATCCCAGGTGTACACGCTTACGCCCTCCGAGGTGCGGGGGCTCATCGCCGTGCTGAACATCATGCCGGACCCGGCCGAATAGGGCCGGCGTTCCTTCCGAATAACTCAACGGGCCGTGATTGGTGACGACACTCGGTTAGCCATAGCCCACGCTTGAAAAGTACCCGGGCGCGCCTTGCCCAGCGCGTTACAAACACACGTCATGCGGTGGCGTGGTTACAACGGCGGCCGGGGGCCGCCATGCGGGACTACTGAACGACTTGGGGCGCATTGTCAGGGTGCAACAGGGTGCTTCACCGCCATGCGTGGCGGGCCCCTTGTCGTGACCTTGCGCGCGGCCTCGGCCGCTGACCTCAATGCGATATACGTGGCTCCGTTACGAAGCAATTGGGCGAACCTCACCGGAAACGAATGGCGGAGCCTTATGGCTCCACGCCTGTTTTCGGCTTAGGTTCCCCCGCTCAACCGTTCACCACCCGAAGGTGACATGACATGAAAACTCTTCCATCCACCGACCTGCCGGACAGACCCCGGATACAGAACACGAAGCGAGGTAACAGAATGGGATATGCAGTCGATTACAGACCGAACAGGAAAAGGGCGAGAAGGCAGACGCCCCAGAACAAGGCCCAGCGGACGAAGGACATCAGGAACGCCGTCCGTTGGAACCTCGCCCAATTGGAGCACGACACCCTGGGAGCCGAGACCATCAGCCGCGACATGGTGTGCGGCCTGCTCAGGCTCGGCAAGATCGCACCGACCGCCGACCCGACCGGCGACCACGTGCTTCAGGAGCTCATCAGCAAGGGCGTGGTGCTGCGCCCGGCCAAACGTGCCGGCGTGCAGGTGTTCGACCGGGCCGACCTGCTGGCCTCGCTCAAGTCATGGGCGGGCGTGCAGTGAACCCGCGCACGAAGCTGACCACCACGCAGGCCGCCCGGTACGTGGGCCTGTCCAAACGGCAGATGGAACGACTCAGGGACAACGGCGCCGGGCCCACGTGGTTCCGCGCCGGCGACTCGCTGAACAGCCCGTGCATGTACGAGGTGGCCGACCTCGACATGTGGGTGAAGGCTCGGAAAGGGGCGAGGTGATGGCTCGCAGGCAGACCATAGACCCGCTGGTGCGGGCGAAGGTCATCGAGACATGGGGCGGCGAATGCTGGCTGGGCTTGCCCGGATGCACGCGCGTGGGCACCGAGGACGACCACATAGTGCCGTATTCGCACGGCGGTATGGACACGGTGCCTAATATCCGGCGTGCATGCAAGCACTGCAATGCCAGCCGACAGGACCGCGTGCTGTATGGATATGGCGCGAGGCTGCACATGATCGTGGCCCCGCCCGGCAGCTGCGACCGTGAGGCCGTGGACTACATCGAATCGCATAGGAATACGGGCGACCCCGTGGTTAGCTTCAATGCCATGGCCTCCGCTATGGGCCTCGTGTCCCCCAGCCCGGCCGAACGCCGCGCGGTGGCCATGGCCTGGTCGGGTGCCTACCGCCAGTTCGCCATCAGCGCTGAGCCCATAGACGTGTGGTGCGTCCGTACCACGCCCGGCACCAAACGCCACCCCCGCATGCTGGACGAATGGATAGCGCTTGACTACGACGTGCATGTGATAGACCCCGGCTTCGGCATCGAGTGGGAACGGGCCGGGGACGACGCGGCGCGCAAGATGGTGCGGCAATGGTACGCGCTTCACCTGTCACAGGAACTGGTGGACGCGAGGCAGCGGGAGCGACGCGCGAGGCTCGTGGCCCTCGGCCTTCGCACTGATCGTGCGCAGTCGCCTTCGCGGCCGGAATGGTGACCGCCGTTTTTTAAAAGCCCGGCCGGCCAAAAGACCCCGCGCCCAGTTTTTTATCCCCCCAAACCAAATAAAAAAAATTAGAAAACGGCGGAATACCAACGAAAACAAGCAAATACACGAGGTAACGAAATGCAAATGACACTACCGGGCTTCGATGATTATTACACCCCCAACGAGGGCCTGCAGGAGAAGGCCACAAAAGAACTCATCGACTCCTACGTGCAAGGCCGGCCGCTGAACCCCTCCGCTGTGTACATCTGCAAAACGATGATTAACATAGCCCGCAATTTCGACGCCCTGAATGCCAAGGGCCGCGACACGTCGCGCGTCATGGCCCAGCTTCTCAGCTGGTACCAGGAACTGGAAAACAAGTCGCCGGCCGCCAAGGAACTGGACCCGGCGCTTACCGCCCTGCTGGCCGAGGCCAAGGCATGACGGCCACGCCGCGCGGCGGCACACCCAGGAACCCGGAACGCGCGACGGACGGGCCCATAGTCGCCCGCTTCGCCCAACTCCTGGGCACCCCTCTGCTGCCGTGGCAAAGACTCGTGGCGGACGTGGCCGGCGAAATCGACCCGGACACCGGCACCTACTACTACGACACCGTGATACTTTCGACCCCGCGCCAATGCGGCAAATCGACGCTCGTGGACGCGGTGGACACCAGGAACGCTCAATGGGGGCCGGACCGGTTTATCTATTACCTGGCTCAGACCGGCAAGGACGCGGGCGACCACTTCAAGAAGTATCTGAAGACCCTTCAGGCTTCGCCGCTGGCCGCCATCACGTCGCGCCCGTACATGGCGCACGGCTCTGAGGCCCAGCCGTTCCTCAACGGCTCAATCATCATGCCCAAAAGCGTCACGAAGGTTGCCGGCCACGGTGTCCAGGGCGACAAGATCACGCTGGACGAGGCCTTTTCATTGTCCGAGGAGACGGGCAACACGATACTGGACGGCTTCATGCCGACCATGGCCACCCGTCTGAAGGCCACCGGCGTGCAGCCCCAACTGTGGATAACCTCGACCGAGGGGACCGCCGAAAGCACGTTCTTCAACAAACGTCTGGACTCCTGCCGTGCCGGCGAGCAATCACGCCGCACCTGCTGGTTCGATTTCGGGTTGCCGGCCGACGCGGACCCTGAGGACCTCGACGCCATCATGCGCCACCACCCGGCGGCGGGGCTCCTGTGGGACAAGTCGCAGCTAATCGACTTCCGCGAACAATTCAGGGACAACCCGGCCGGTTGGGCACGCGCTTTCGGCAACCGCCGCGACGAAGGCATAACCGACCGCGTGATAGACGAAGCCACATGGGCCGCCACCGCCACGGCACCGGTTGCCCCCGCCGACCTTGACAACAGGCCCGTCGTGTTCGGCGTGGCCGTCGATGTGGACTCCACGTACACCAGCATCTCGGCCGGCATATCGAACCCGGACGGCACCGTAACCACGCAGCTGCTGAAGATACTTGACGGTACCGGATACGCGCCCACCGAACTATCCAGACTATGCGCCGCCTATGGCGCGCCGGTGGTGATAGACAGCCGGGGCACCGCCGCCGACCTGTCCGACCGGCTGCACCACATGACCGACCACAACGGCGACCCCATAATAACGTTCGTGGACATGGACGCAGCCGACTACCTGACCGCCGGACAAAGCTACGTGAGCGGCCTGGTCAACGGCGCGATACTGCACGCCGCCGACCCGGACCTGGACGCCAGCGCCGCCAACTCGGCACGCAAATGGGCCGGTGACGCCTGGCGCGTGAGCCGACGCGGCTCCACCGGCCTCACGTCCCCGCTCGAAAGTTGCATGCTGGCCGCATGGGGAGCCAGCCACCGGCCCGAGGAGGCAGGCCCCCTGCAGATCTACTAACCCCGCATGTCGGTGATTGGCGGTGATTGGCGGTGATTGGCGGTGATTGGCGGCACGGTGGTGGACAGTCCCGCGCCGCCGCCCGCATAATCGGCCGCATGAACAACGAACGTCTGAGCCTGTGGCAGCGCGTGAAGCTGGCCGGCCGCGTCCTGACTCGCAGCGGCATGGACGACATGCCCGACGGCATCCGCCCGCCCTCGCGCGCATCCGCCTACGACCCGCTGGCCCTGTCCACCGTGTTCCGTGGCGTCCAGGTGCTGCAGACCGCCATAACCGGCCTGCCCATCCACGAGATGCGCGACGGCCTCAAGCTCGACGGCGTCTCCAGGCTCATCGCCCAGCCCGACGTGAACCGTTCCCGCCGCGACTTCATCGCCGACATGGTGGCGTCCATGGTGCTCGACGGCAACGCCTTCGTGCGCCTGGTGTCCTACGCCGGCGAAATCGTCAGCTGCGAGGTGCTGCCGCCCAGCCTCGTGACCGTCACCGACGACGGCAACGACCCGGCCGCCCCGCGCCTGCGCTACTCGTACCTGGGCCGCGACTACACCTCCGAACAGATCGTGCACTGCAAGTTCCTCAACGTGCCAGGCCGGCTCAGGGGCCTCGGCCCCATATCGGCCGCCCGCGAGGAGGTGGAGGGCGCGAAGCTCGCCCGCGACTACAAGGCCCGCTTCTACACCGATTCCAGCAACCTCAAGGGATATCTGAAGACCGACCAGAAAGTGACACCCGACTACGCCAGGCAGGCCAAGCAGGACTGGAAGGCCCAGGGCACCGCCGGAGACATCAAGGTGCTGGGAAACAACCTCAGCTACGTTCCCCTGGACATGAAGCCCGCCGACCTGCAGTTCCTCGAGACCCAGAAGTTCGACACCACGCAGATAGCCCGCCTGCTCGGCATCCCCGCCAGCATCATGCTGGCCGCCGTCGATGGCTCCAACCTGACCTACAGCAACATCGAGCAGTCCTGGATAGAGTTCGCCGACTACACGCTGGCCGCCTACACCGGCGAGATAGAAGAGCTGTTCAACAGGCTGCTGCCGCGCGGGCGCACGGCAGCGTTCGACTGGGACTCCAGCCGCCGCGCCGACATGGCCGACCGGTTCAACGCCTACAAGACCGCGCTGGACGCGGGATGGATGCAGATAAACGAGGTGAGGGCGCGCGAGGCGCTGCCCCCGCTCGAAACCAACGAGACCACCAGCAACGCCGGCGACGGCGGGGAAGGGGAACAGGATGCAGCGGCGTGAAATCGGACTGAAGGGCCTGACGCTCAGGACGGCCGACGAGGGCGACGGGCGCACGCTCGAGGGCGTGGCCGTGCCGTTCGGCCAGATCATAGACACCTGGGACGGCGCGGAGACGTTCGACCGTGACTGCGTTTTCGACGACGTGGACACCGCCAAGCTCTGCTACCAGCACGGCGAACTCATCGGCCGGATAACCGCCGCCGAGAGCCGTGACGACGGCCTGCACATCACGGCCCGCATCTCGGACACGCAGCGCGGCCGCGACGTGGTGGAGCTGCTGCGCGACGGGGCTCTGGACTCGCTGAGCGTGGGCTTCATCCCAGTGCAGGACGAACTGGACAAGGCCGGCATCACCCACCGCCGGCGCGTGCGCCTCCTGGAAACGAGCGTGGTCAGCTGGCCGGCCTACGAGGCCGCGAAGATAACCGGCCAACGCAGCGCCATCCAGGACGCGGCCGGAACGGAAACGTTGGAAAACCAAGCGGACAACGACAAGGAAAGCGAGGAACCCCGCATGGACAAGGAACTACAGGACGCCCTGAACGCGATTCAGGACGAACAGCGAAGCCTCAAGGCCGCCATGGCCAAGGGCAGCGCGCCCGAACACAAGACGCTGGGCGGCGAATACCGCACCGCCGGCGACTACCTCCAGGCCCTCTACCGGGGCGACCAGGCGGCCGTGGACCTCATGCACGAATGCCGCGACCTCATCGCCACCGGCGACACCGGCAACACCACCACCTGGATTGCCGACGACCTGCGCCTTATCGAGATGCGCCGCAAGGTCACCAACCTGCTCACCCACGACACCCTGCCCGACAAGGGCATGACCATGGAATACAACGTCGTGGCCACCGACACCACCAGCGTCGGCAAGCAGGCCACCGAGGGCGACGCGCTCACGTTCGGCAAGGTCACGTTCGGAACCAAGAGCGTGGCCATCAACACCTACGGCGGCTACACCACCCTATCCCGCCAGGTCATCGAACGCAGCACCACGCCCATGCTCAACACCGCGCTGTCCGCCCTGCGCAACGCCTACGCCAAGGCCACCGAGAACGCCGTGCGCACGTTCCTGTACGACACCATCGCCGCGCAGCGAGACGCCACGAGCGACGCGAACAAGATCGACGCGCCCGCCGCGCTCACCGCCATGACCATCGACCAGTGGGCCACGCTCATCATGGACGCCGCCGAACTCGCCGACGACCGCAACGTGAACCTGACCCGCCTGGGCGTGAGCAAGGACGTCATGGCTGCGCTCATCGCCCTCAAGGACTCCGGTAGCCGGTTCTTCGACCTGTCCGGCGACGGTTCGGACACCATCGGCGACTTCGACCTGACCGGCATCGCCGGCAAGTTCCTGCGCCTGCCCGTCCAGATGCTCCCCAAGGCCCCCGAAGGCACCGCGTGCTTCATCGACCCCGAGGCCGTGACCGTCTGGGAGTCCGGCGGCCCCACCCAGCTGTCCGACGGCGACCCGACCAAGCTCACCGAAAACTACTCGGTCTACGGCTACATGGCCGTCGCCGCCACCAACGCCCAGGGCCTCATCCCGGTAGCGTTCCCAAAAGCGTGAGCCCGAGCCCTAATATCCTGCGCTACGGCCCCGTCTCCAACGAGAACGGCGGCGACACGGCCACCGTGGACGCCGCCGGCGCGCTCAGCCTGTCCGGCCAGACGAAAGTCGGCTGGTCCGGGCTGAAATGGGAGCAGGATATGACGGCGTTCCCGCCGGGCGAGACCTTCCAGCTGGGATGCGACAACCTGCCCGCGAACACCGAAATACTGGTCAGGTTCAACGGCCAGAGCGACAACGCTCACCAGTTCCTCTACCCGGTACGAGGAGACTACGCGGCGGGCGGCGTCATTCCCAAGGACGCCACCAGTGTGCTCATGGCGGTACGCCGCGCCGGCACGGCCAGCGATTTCACCGCTCAGGACGTCAGGCCCATGGTCAACCTGGGCGAAACGCTCCCGCCGTGGCGCAAGCCCGACGTGACCGATGGGGGGGGGGCGACCCTATGAGCTGACCAACCTGTGGCCGTACTGGCCTGACAAGGCTACGAACATCGCCGCCGCCGGCCTGTCGCTGTCCCTGACCGGCGACGTGCTCCACCTGACCGGAACCATGCCCGACACCACCTACAGCCTGCCCGCGCCCGTGGCAGAGGCGTACGGCATCCACCTGGACGCGGGCACGTACCGGCTGGCACCGCTCAGCGACGTGCTCGTGCTGGTCAGCCGGAACGGCACCGGCAACAGGCTGCTGCGTTCCGACAAGGAACCCATGAGCGCGACCCTCGCGGCCGGCGACTACCGGTTCAGCATCTACACGACCAGCAGGACGCCCGACGTGTCGTTCACGCCGGTGCTGACCCGCGACGAATAGCAGAAAGGAAAAGGCCATGGCCATCGACACCACCACGCTCGTGACACGTCTGCGAGACGAGGTGAACGTGCCAGCCGGCGACGACCAGCGCCTGGCGGAGAAGATCGCGACGGCCACCGTCTACGTGGACAACGCGATAGGCGGGGCCAGCGTGGCGGACGAGGTGCGCGCGGACTGCATCGTGGGCTGCGCCGCCGATTTGTACAACAGCCGCGACGCGCGCCTGGGCGTGATGAACGTGGCCGACGGCACGCTGGAACCCTACCGGGTGAGCAGCGACCCGCTGCGCAGCGTATGGCCCAAGCTCAACGCGGCCGGCGTGCCGACCGGGGGCCTGGTGGTCGCATGAGCGCGCGCGTGACACGGGAGCGGGACGCGCTCATGGAACTGCTGGAATCCACGTTGGGCGACCTCGTGCAGGTCGTGACCGACGACCTGCAGGCCGCCCGCGCGTCCCCGGGCCGTGTGGCCGTGTTCGTGGAACCGCCCGACCTGGAATATCCCCGGTGGGGCGACCTGCCCGAGACCACGTGGCGGCTGGACGTGATAGCTGGCACGATGGCCACCCAGGCCACCGGCCTCGACCTCATCATGCGGGCCATCGACGTGCTGGCCTCGCACGACATCAACATACAGGCGGCCCGTCCGGTCAGCATGTCCCTTGCAGGCGCGGGCACGGTGGCCGCCTACCAGCTCACACTCAACCCATTGGAACTCATCGAGGAGGAATAAGACTATGGCGAAAGTACGCACTTTGGGCCCCGGCTCGTTCAAGATCACGGACACCGACACCGGCCGGGACTTCAGCGCCGACCTGACCAAGGCCCAGCTGAACCCGAGCAATTCGAGTGACGACCCGGTGACCTATCTGGACGGTTCGGAGGAGACGAACACCAGCACCACGTGGACCATGGAGGGCACCATAGGCGACGACTTCAGCCAGGACGGCCTGCCGACCTGGTGCTTCGACCACGCCAACGAGACCCTGCCGTTCGAGTTCATCCCGAACAAGGCCGGCGGCATCAAATGGACCGGCGACGTGACCGTGACCCCGGTGGCCATGGGCGGCGACGTGAAATCCAAGAACACCAACGACTTTTCGTTCCCGGTCACGAACCTTTCGCACGCGGCGTACACGCCCGCCACCGCATGAGCGCCACGGGCCGCGCGCTCATGGTGGTCGGTCAGAAACGGTTCGTGGCCACCATGCGCAAGGCCGGCGCGGACATGGGCGAGCTCAAGGGCGTGAACCGTCAGGCCGCCGAAATCGCCCTGCCCGCCGTCAGCCGCCTCACCCCGGTGGGCGACACGGGACGGCTCTCCAAGTCGCTGCGCGTGGGAGCTACGAAAAGGGCCGGCGTCATCCGCGCTGGCCGCAAGGCCGTCCCGTACGCCGGCCCGCTGAACTACGGGTGGCCCGGCCACAACATACGGCCGCGCCTGTTCGTCAACGACGGCGTGGCCCAGTCCGAGGACGCATGGCAGCGGCCGTACATGGACTTCATCGAGAAGACACTCAGCCAAGTCAAGGGAGCATGAATGTACAGCACAGCGAAGGTCACCTATACCGACGGGCACGTGGACACGGCCCCGCTGACCCCGCGCGTGGTCACCTCGTGCGAGGAACACGCCCAGATCGAGGGATGGACGCCCGGCGACGGCAGCCGCCTGCGCCAGTCCTACTACATGGCCTATCTCGCCCAGCGCTACGCGGGCAACACGTCCGAACCGTACGAACGATGGCTGGACGCCGTGGAAGCCATCGACGTGGAGACGCCCGCAAACCCTACCGTCTAGCCGAGTGGCCCGACGACTCGCTCGGCCTCATGTCGTTCATCCTGGCGCGCCGTTTCGGCGGCACGCCATGGCAATGGCGCACCGAGGCCAGCGAGCTGGACTGGGGCACCGGCATACGGCTTTTGAACGAGGAAATGGAACGCATGGAGGAGACAGGGCATGGCGGGACGTAGCGCGGTCATGTCGGTGCGCATCACCGGCAACGCCGACGACGCCGTAAGGGCTTTCGAGAAGACGACCAGCAAGGCCGCCGCGTTCGGCTCGTTCATGGGCGGGGCCGCGCTGAAGGGCGTGACCGCCCTGTGGGACACCATCAAGGGCTTCTCGAGCGCGGTCATGGACATGTCCGATTCCACGGACAAGTTCAAGAACACCATGAGCTTCGCCGGCCTGGACACGGCCGCCGTGGACAAGGCGACGGCAGCCGCCCGCAAGTACGCGGACGACACCGTGTATGACCTGTCCACCATCCAGAACACCACCGCCCAGTTGGCGGCCAACGGCATAACGAACTACACGGAGCTGACCGAGGCGGCCGGCAACCTGAACGCCGTGGCCGGCGGCAACTCGGACACGTTCAAGTCCGTGGCCATGATGCTCACCCAGACCGCCGGCGCTGGCAAGCTGACCACCGAGAACTGGAACCAGCTCGCCGACGCCATCCCCGGCGCGTCCGGCAAGCTCCAGGAGGCCCTGGCGGCCAACGGCGCATACACGGGCAACTTCAGGGACGCCATGGCCGACGGCGAGATAACCGCCGACGAGTTCAACCAGGCCCTGCTGCAGCTCGGCATGAGCGACGTGGCCAAGGAGGCCGCCACCTCGACGCAGACCATGGAAGGCGCGTTGGGCAACCTCGAGGCCGCCATAACCGGCGGCCTGACCGACGCCTTCAACCTGGTCAAACCACTGGTGACCGGGGCCATAGGCAAGGCCGCCGAAACCGTGTCGGACTTCGCCGGCAAGGCCACCGGGGCCATGAAGGACTTCATCGGCGGCATCCAGGACACCGGCGCGTTCCAGGCCGCCAGCGACATGGTGGGCGCATTGGGCGGCGCGTTCCAATCACTGGGCGGCGCATTGGGCGACATCGCCACCACGCTCCTGCCCGGCCTGCAGGGCCTCGGCGACGCCGGCAGCATAGGTCAGGGCGTGGGCGACGCCTTCGCCGGAGCGGCCGGCGTGGTCAAGACCGTGGCCGACGCGCTCTCATCGTTCGGCGACTGGGTATCCGCGAACGCCGAACCCATCGCCAGCGCGCTCGTGGGCTTCGGCACCGGCTTCGCCGTGTTCAAGGTCGCCGGCATCATCCAGGCAGTTGCCGGCGCATTGCAGGGCTTCAGCCTGGCCACCACGGCCGCCAGCGTGGCCCAGTGGGCGCTGAACGCCGCCATGAACGCGAACCCCATCGTGCTCATCATCACCGCCATAGCCGCGCTCGTGGCCGGACTGATCTACTTCTTCACCCAGACCGAGACCGGCAAGCAGATATGGGCGAACTTCACCGAGTTCATATCCACCGCCGTCAACAACATCATCGCCTTCTTCCAGGGCCTCGGCGACAGCATCGGCCAGGCGTTCTCCAACGCCGCCCGGTTCGCCCAGGACAAATGGAACTCGGTCGTGGCGTGGTTCAAATCGATACCCGGCATGATAGGAGGCTTCTTCTCCAACGCCGGTTCAATCCTCTACAACGCTGGCAAGAACATTCTGGACGGTTTCCTGAACGGCCTGAAGTCCGCATGGAACAACGTGACCGACTTCGTGGGCGGCATCGCCGACTGGATAGCCGAACACAAGGGCCCGGCCTCCTACGACCGCGTGCTGCTGGTCAGAAACGGCCGGCTCATCATGCAGGGCCTGGCCAAGGGCATGACCACCGGCTTCGACCGCGACGTGCGCAGTGCCGTGGCCCGCATCAACACCGGCCTGGCCTCCACCGTGCTCACCGCGCCCGCCGTGACGGCAACGGGCGGCGACACCGGCGGGGGAGGGGACACGGTGAACGTGTCCGTCACGTTCACCGGGCTCGTGACCGACCCGGACGGCGTGGCCCGCCAGATACGCCGCGTGTTGAACGACTACGACCGCAAGAGGGGGTGACGCATGCAGCAGGTGTACCTGTTCATGGACACGGGCGACGGTTTCCGGCTCCTGAACGACCACACCGCCACCGTGGCCGCCCTCGAGGGCCTGACCGTCCGCTGGGGCACCGACTCGCCCGACACGCAGCCCGACCCCAGCGTGCTCACGTTCACGCTCAGGGACCGCACGGGACTATTGGCCGGCCGGGCCGCGACCATGGCCGGCGCGCGCGTGCTCGTCCAGATCTCGGAACAGCCCACATGGGCCGACATGCCCGCCGGAACCTACGCCGCCGCGACGGCCACATGGGCCGGCCTGCACGCCACGTACACGCCCGGCGACCCGACCGGCGTGGACTCCACCGCGATAACCCTGTTCGACGGCATCGTGAGCACGGGCGGCACCGTCACCCCGGACGCGCGCGGCTACCTGCTGGAACTCTCCGCATCCAGCCGCATGATTCTATGGAAGCGCCTCCAATCGCAGGGGCCGACCAACAGCGCCGCGAAATGGGCCGGCCTGCACTGGGTGGACATCCCGGTCACAAGACTCGCCACGCTCAACAGCCGGGCCACGGCCGCCGGCGCACCTCAGGCCGACGCCGCCGGCCTGACGCGGCCGCCCAATGTGGCACCGTATCCCACGGACGACTACCCCAGCCAGCTCGACCTGCTGCACCGTATGTACGCCACCGCGCCGGAAATGCCGTTGTGGGGCGAATACCCCAGCAAGGCGTCCAGCCGCATCTCATACACGGCGCTCGGCACCCCCGCCACGCTTGGTATGGACGCGGCCGGCAGCCTCTACACGACGGTGAACGGCGTGAAGCGCCCCGCCCTGGACGGTTCCGTGGTCGAGGGCGGCGAATCATACGACGTGCCAGAACCGGTCACCCAGATCACGTTTGGCGTCAAAACCGTGGAGAAGGACAACGACGGCGTCCTGTCATTCAAGGACGGCGAAACCACGTTCACGTCCATGGACTCGCTGCCGGCCAACCTGACCGCCACCCAGTCGTCCATGAACGTGGACACCGACGTGGTGACAAGCGACAGCACGGCGGGAACATGGGGCGGCACCATATGGACGCCGTCGCTGAGCCAGCGCATATCCGCCGCGAACTGGCTTTACGCCGTGAACATGCGAATACGCCCGCAAGGCATCGTGTTCGACAGCCGGCGCATAGACCCCGTGAACCGGCCCGAACTGTACGTGAGCGCCCCCAGCGGCCCCATCGTTTTCACCAACGCCTCGATACACCGTCTGGCGGGCGGCGACGGGCTGCCGGCCTTCACCGGGGCGTGGACCACCATCGGCGGCACGCTCACCTACCGGTGGCGCAACGGAGACCCGGTCCTTCGCCATGAGGTGACCGTGTGGCCATTGCCCGCCGCCACCATGACCACACGGCTCAAATGGGCGGACATAGCGGGATGGCCCGCGCAATACCGGGCCGTGGCATGCACATGGGCCGAACTGGCCGTCATATCCACGTTCGACTCCGCCACCACGACAACCGAAACCGAAAGCGAGGAGCAATGACCAGCAATACACCCATCTACGGCATCCCATACCCGGACAGCACGGACCTGGTATCCGAGGCACCCGCCCAGCTCAAGACCTTCGCCAACGGCGTCGAAAGCGCCCTGAACCTCGTGGACAAGCGCGCCACCGTGGCCGGGGCGACACCGGTCATCGCCACCACCAAAAGCGCGCTCGACGCACAAACCGGCGTGACCGGCCAGACCGGCTACGTGTATTCCGACAGCCTCTATTACAACCGTGGGGCGTACTACTGGAACGGCACGAAATGGGTGCGCGCCACCACCGACATATCCAACCACTTCTTCACCGCGAACAGCACCAACTGGAACCGCAACTGGTTCAAGGCCGAAATCATCGGCGACCGCGTGTTCGTGGACACCGAGGTCAAAAAAGTCACCTACGCATCGGGCGGCACCACCGACTGGGCCACGGAGAAACTGCTCACGTTCCCCTCCGCCATCGCCCCGGCGAACTACATGGTGTTCCCGGCCATCAGCAACCCGAGCGACGGCACCATGTGGACATGGGCCGCCAGCGTGGAGACCGGCGGCAACTTCAACCTGGTCAAGCTCAAGGGGGCCTCGAACCTCGCAGTGGGCGGACTCGTGCGCGTCTCCTGCTCCTGGCAAATCAAGGGGTGAACCGTGAACGACGACCTGCTGATTGCACTCGTGGGCCTCGTGGGCGCGATAGTCGGCGCCGCCGGCTCCCAGATGTTCACCGCCGCCAAGACCCACTTGGAGGCGTACATGCTCGCGCAGGAGATGCTGGCCGACAACCAGCGCCTGTGGCAATGGAACCGAAGCCTCATAGACCACATATACAAGGGCCTAGGCCCGCCGCCCCCGGAACCTCCCGACGACCTGTTCCAACACGAACCCTAGAAACGGAGAACCGCCATGAAGAACTGGGAAACGCTAGAACCCGACCAGACCATGCTGCTCACCACCCACTACACTCCGGGACGCTCGGGCAGGCGGATAGACAAGATTCTGGTGCACCACAACTCCGGCCCGCTGAGCATAGAAGGCTGCTGGCAGGTATGGCAGACCCGCGCCGCGTCCGCGCACTACCAGGTGGACGCAGCCGGGCGAATCGGCCGCCTGGTCAACGACGCGGACACCGCATGGCACGCCGGAGACTGGGACGCCAACACCACCAGCATCGGCATCGAGCACGCGGACATCACCAGCCAGCCATGGACCATCAGCGAAGCCACCCTGGACAACGGCGCGCACCTCGTGGCCGCCCTGTGCCATCACTACGGGCTCGGCCGCCCCGAATGGCTCAAGAACGTGTTCCCCCACAACCACTTCCAGGCCACGGAATGCCCGGCAAGCATCGGAGGAACCCAGCGCGACGCCTACATGGCGCGCGCCCAACAGTATTACGACCAAATGGAAGGAGACGACATGTCACCCGAGGAAGTCTGGAACGTCAACATCAACGGCGTGAAGGCCCGCGACCGCCTCATCGGCATAGACAACGCAGCGAACGGCATCAACAACCGCGTCACCAGCGAGGAATGGAAATGGCTCACCGGCCGCGCCTACCGCACCATGGCCCTGCTCAAGAAACTCTGCGGCATCAAGGACGCGGATACCACAATCCCCGAAACCGCGACCGTGCAGCTGTCCGACGCGCAGATGGACCAGATCGCAGACAAGGTGGCCGCACGACTCAAGGACAACGCATGAGCAATAACCAAATCCCCGCAATCAGCGCGGCCACCATCGCACGCTTCGCCATCCTGCTGCTGGGCCTCATCAACGCGGCGCTGGTCATGTTCGGCGTGGACACCATCCCCATAGCGGACGAGACCGTCAATCAGCTCGTGGCATTGTCGTGGAACGTGGGAGCGGCCCTGTGGGCGTGGTGGAAGGACAATCCCGTCACCACGAAATCACGCGCCAGGCACGCGGACAACAAATAAGCCGAACGGCCCCGGTCGGGGCCGTTCCTCTACAGGGCGCAGGCCATCACCATGTCGCGCAGATGCTCGGGAGGCATGGCCACGTAACGCTGCGTCGTGGCCACGCTCGCGTGCCCCAGGAACGCGGACACCGCCAACAGGTCCCGCGTCGCCGTGTAGGCATGCGTGGCCGCACGGTGACGCAGGCTGTGCGTGGAATACCCATCGGGCAACGCCGGCCCGATAATCTTCCCGACACGCCCCGGACTCAGATGGCTTTCGCCGTGGTCGTTGCGCGACGGGAACAGCCAGCCGTCACCGGCCAGGCTGATGCGCGCGGCCAACCGGGGAGACAGCGGCACCAGCCGCTGCTTGTCGCCCTTGCCCCGCACCACAAGGCTCTGGTTGCCGAAGCCGTCCGTGATTATGTCGGTCCCGCGTATCCCCGCGATCTCGGAACGCCTCAACGCGAGCTCGGCACCAAGCTTGACCATGAGCGCGTCACGCTCGCTCAGGGTGTCCAGCGCCAGCCTGATACCCGCCTCGGGACAAGGGCGCGGGTGAGGCGAGGAACCGGCCACATGCGGCAGATTCACGGACGGGTCAACATCGATGCGGCCGGTGGCCAGCATCCAGGCGAAAAAACTGGACATCGTGGCCCGTATGCCCTTGCGCGTCTCGGCCGCAAGATGCTCACGGCCCATCCACGCTTCGCAATCCTCATACGTGACCTCATACGGCGGCTTATCAACCCAGCGGGCGAAGCCCGAGAGCTTCACCCGCCGCGTTGTCACCGTGCTGTCCTTCAGCCCGGAGGCCTTCAGATACACCAGCCATTGCTCTGCCGAGTCTTTCCAACTGTCCGGCCACGGTGTTTTCTGTAATTGCAT